TTCCTAAATTAGCTAGTTACGTAAAAAATGTACAATTTGTTGATAATGTGTACGGCGACAAAATGTGGCGTGATGGAGTTGTTCAAAAAATATTAAAAACAGAAGTATACCACCACGGATTTAAAGAATGTGAAATCATTGATTAAGTAAAGGAGACCAAAAAATGAAATTGGACGAATATCAAGTAATTAAAGTAAATTGTGCCTATTGCAAATATCAAGAAATAAGCGGGCACGCGGTTGTAAGCTGGGTTAGAGATGACGCGTTTTATATTTTTCCTTCAAACATGGATGAGGTAGACACTTTTTTAGACCGCATCAGAAGAAAAGAATACGAAATACTAGACGATTATTTTAAATCGAAATCATAAAAAAGGGGGTTAAAAAATGGAAATATTAAATAAAAAATTTGGGCAATATGAATTTTTTTTAAAATCAGAAATTCCAAATTATAAAAAACTTGCTGAAAAAGGTTATCGGCATATTTATATTGATTTTAAATGTCTTAATCCTGAGATGGGGGGTTTTCGGACAGGCGGTACAAAATTAAACGCGGATCAGGTTGAAACGTTATTAATAAATTGGCTTGGGGAATTAATTTTAAACATAGATGAAACTAGATTTAAAAATGTAAATGAAATTATTTTTTTAGCGATTGAATTTGCAAAAGAAGCTAGGTTAAAAACGCATGAATGTTTTAAGGAGACTAAAAAATGAACAGAGAAAAATACACGGCTTGCAAGTCATGGAACAATAAATTATCAGAATCTTCTACACATTTTTATGAAGATTGTTGCGGGCACAAACACAGAAACTACGATATGGCTCTAAAATGTTTGCACAAAATGCAAGAAATTGACATTAACTATCTTAATGGCCGCGTTGTCGAATTGTCAGAATGCCTTATATAGCCTACAGGTATAAATTAAATTTAAAAAAACGGAGACTAGAAATGAAAAACTTAATAAAAAATATAAAGGACGGCGAACACATGGGCAGCTTCACCACTGCAAGTGGTTATGATTTAGCCAAAAAACTAGCGGAAGAAAACGAGGCGAAAACGGGAAATAAAACAATTGTGCAGCGCGTGCGTGATTCCTTTGATTATTATAATGGCGAAATAAGAGAATTTTATTCGTTCGACGTAATAGAAATTTTAGACGGCGAATAACTAACTAAACAATGCAATAAAATAGAAACAATTAAAAAATTGAAATAACTTAAAATAAAGGAGACTAAAAAATGATAACGATTAAATTAAGCTATGATTTACCCATTTCTTCTAACGAGTATAGATCTCTTAGATATAACAGCATAATGTGCAAAAAATTAGAGGCTATTACTAAGTTTATTTCTAACAAAGCTCTTGCAAATCAGGGTATTGCTCAACAAAATCAATTAAAACGAGAACAAGATAAGATAATATCGGATTATCAAAAGGATGTAGTCTCGTATCACAAAGTACATGGAGACATTTCAAAGGGTGTTGGGCGCATAATTGGACTTAATCAAAAAAAAGAAATTGTTTTTGATGGCATGACCTGTGCGGGCAAATTATGGGGTAATGATAATGTTGAGGTTATAAATTAAGGAGATTAAAAAATGACCAATAAAGAAGTTAAGGAATACATACTAAAAGAAATAATTGAAGAGAAAAGACGGCTTGAAGAAGCGATAAAAATAAATCCAGCCAATGAATTGGAAGAAAAAAATAAAATAGAATTAATATCAGAATCAGGGGGCGCGATGGCCGCTTACTCTAAAGTATTAAATGCACTAAAATAAAAACAGAATGTGCAATTATAAAATGAACAAAAATTGTGACGGAATCTGTAAAAAATTTTATTATGCAATATACCCAAGTTATATCGGCAAAAGTTTTAAGAATATTAATAAATACGAAGGGCCAAAAATTATAAAAGCAGAAACGATAGAAGCAATTGATATTAAAGAAGCAAAAAAAATTCTAGGATTAAACGATTATGGAATAAAGATTTTGCAAGTAGGTGATTCTGTTGACAAAAACGGACAACTTGAAAACGTGCTTGCAGAAAAAAGGGGAGGTATGTGGATAAATAAAAAACAATCAATAATCAATGATGAGGTGATGAAATGATAGAAAATGAATGGATGAAACAATTAGACAAGCAAAACTTTATACAACAAGTTAAAAGCTTGTCTCGCGGCGTGTTATTTACAGCAATTACAGAAAATGTAAAGCCAGAAGAAATAGAGTCATTAACAATACAAAGAAATATAAATTATTTTGGATTATACGGCGATAGGTCTAAAACAAATCTACACATTTAAAGTACATTATAAAAAATAGCAAAAGCGAGACATAAAATCTCGCTTTTTGCATTGTGTATTATAGTAATACGTAATACTATTGATTTTCGCAAGTTTCGCGCTTAATTTTAGCGCGTGGATTGAAACAATTAAAAACTTTTATAAAATAAAAAACAAAACGGAGATAATCATGATTGATGAGTCAATTTTTAATACAACAAATTTAGAAGAAATACCCGAAGAAGTATCAAAAGAATTAAAAGAACAAAAAGGTGAATACGCTACTATCTTTAAAGAAATGTTTGAAATTAAAAAAGAATTGTCGTTAAATGAATTAATCATTGGCGCGTACAGAGGATACGGAAAACAAATCAGCAGAAAACTTGCGGCAAGAATTTGTTATAGTTTAGTTAACCTAGGGATATTATCAAGTGCAGGCGCAAAATCAGGTGTGTTTATATTAAATACAAACCCGATTAAAAAACAAAAAAACAAAAAAAAATCTATTGAAATTGAAAATCAAGAAATTGAACAATCATGATCCAAGAAGATAAACTTATACAAGCATGCTTGTTAAGCGTAATTCAAAATCTGATAGGAGATGATAACGCTTTAACTTGTAACCTCAAATGGCTTGCAAAGCAGTCTTACTTTGACATTTTTACAGTTATTATAGCCGTTGGTAATTTATACATGTTAGACGCGATACAAATTGAAAACTTTCCTTCCTCAGATTCTCAAGATATGGTTTTAAAAATTAACAAACTTGAAAAATTAAAATGGAAATAGAGCTAAAAGAACATCCGCCCTACAAAGGAGCATTTACTAAAAACGAACACCCTGGCGCATTTAAAAACGGGCTAATGATTTATAAAAAAAATTCAGAGCCTGGGGATGCACACAAGGACGGAGAAACAGGCATTGTGTTAGGCAGTATTTATCATGACGGTATTATTCTTTATTTTGTAGCGTGGGATTGTGAACCAAATTTTGCGGTTGGAATTCTTGAATCAAAAATAGGAATCTTTAAACAAAGGGGTCGAATTTGACTCCTTTAATCGTGGCATCTCAACACTAGCTTCATTAAGCGCCTCTAAGATAACAATTAATTCATGACAGGGCATGTATCTAGTTTTTATTGACAATGTTCTTTCTTTTGAATTCAAATCCGATACAACAAAATATTGAGCACTAAACCTTCCTTTAAAATGTTCAACCATTACGATAATGTCATTCTGAAGCTCAAATTCAAAATAATAATAGTCATTATTTTTTTTCTTGCTTGCTGGGAATGGGTCTATAAAACCCTTAGGAAACGAAATAAAAATATCTCTAATATTAACGGTAGTATAATTTTTTTGTAAAATGTGCATGATTAATTAAACCTCTTTTATCTTTATTGGATACGTCGCTTCTACTATGCGTTTTTTTGCTAGATACATTGCTGTGATACTACCTTTAACATCTATGTATTCAACAGTCCTATCAACATTAAACACAATAAAATCAATTATAAGCTTCCCCCCCCCTTTATAACGTAGTGGCACCTGCTCTAAATAGTAAAGCACAATCCCCGCCTTTATTTTTAAATCAAGCCTGGCTGCATACTTTGCTTCTTTCGTTGAATGATATTCTTTATCGTTATACGTTGTACGCTTTGCGCCGTACTTGTTTTCTTTTTCAGTTTTTTGCTTGTGACAAACTTCACAAATTGTCATGTGTAAAATTGAAGCGTACGCCCATTTGTGTTTACATTCATTCATTTTTTAAAAAATTAATTTTGTTTAAAAGGGTTTTCCATCTTGTTTTTAAATTGCTTGCAACGCTACTATGATGATAATTATTGTGTTTAGAACCAAGCATGTCTTTTTCAACTTGTTTTAAAAGTTTTTTAACAATTTTTATTTCTTTGTAAAGATTCCAGATTATTTTTTCCTGTACTGTTAATTTTTTTAATCTGTCAGTTCGAATGCTCACCGCCCTGCCCTCAAATTTTTATTTGTGTTTAGATTTCAAAAAATAGCATTTATGATAACAGACAAAATTCCTATTTTAAATACTATAAATTCAATAATTATTCTTACGCCCTACCCTTTCCACTAAAATCACAAAATAATCAAACCAAGGCTCTCAGATTCAATATTTTGAGTACTTTTAATTCAATAAAATAATCAATTTTACAAAAATAACAAATTTTTCAAACTTTTTGACTGTCCTTAAAAATTCTTCTTGCTTTTTTTAATGCCTTGTAATAAGTAAGCCTGCTTTTTTCATAATCAAAAATATCGGGGTATTTTTCTTCAAGCGTTTTATCATCGATTTCGATAATGTTTTTCTTGCTTGCTTGCTTGTCGTATTCAGCGCAATTTTCGTGGGCTTTGATGCGTCGTTCGATTTTTTGAATAAAGCTTAACTGCTCACCTTCAAATAAAAATTCGTTCGGATAATTTTCTTTCCATCTTTTTTCAGTTGCGACCCTGGCAGCTTCTTTTTCAGCCTCATTTTTTCTTTCCTGCTGTTCTTTCTGCCATTTTATTTTTTGTTTTGCAGCAATATCTTCCGCAATTTTTTGCGGCTGTACTTTGATTTTATCCCTGTTTTTAAAGATTGATGCGTATCGCTCGACACTTTCCGCGTTTTTCAAAATCATCCCTAGCCCGTCGTGGATTATGCCGTTTGATTTTGGATCTGTGCCGTTGCACCACGGGTCAAGCTTGCACCCCTGGATTGCTTCTTTGCATTTTGCGCTACCGTGCAGCGATACCGCCTCACGAATTGTCCTGGTCAAGTGTTTATCCATCACGGCATCGGGGTGACCAAGTTCAATTTTCCAAAAATCAAAAATGGGTTGTTCGAGTAAATTTAAACCTCGAGGCGCATCGGCCTCAATTTCAAAATTTTTCAAAGGGGGGTTAAAGGGGTTTATTAATTCCTGTTCCTGTTCCTGTTCCTGATTAGGCATAGGCTTCCCGATAGGCTTTGCCAAAGGCTTATCGATAGGCTTTAGCAAAGGCTTATCAAAAGCCTTGTCGAAAGGCTTACTTATCGAATTTGGTAATCTATCAAGAAACGGTTTAAACACTTTAAAATAAGCGTCTCCCATCACTTTTAACTCTCCAGAAAGCTTGTATAAAGCCTCGCTTTTTAAGTCGCAATCTGGGAGCAAATCTATGTCCAGACTCCAGGATTTGACAACGTTGGGGGAGGCTGGCTTGTTGTACTTAAAAGCGTTCGGAAGCCATACTAATTTGGCCTCCCAATTTGCTTTCGCCATGCCTTCCCGAAAGACTTCCCGAAAGGCTTCCCGAAAGCCTTCCAGGCTCCATTTTAATTCTGAAGCCAATGTTTCTTCGCTCACTCGTGACAGGCCAGGTATCTGAGTAGTGTGCAATCCTGTCATTAAATAAATAAATAAGGACTGACCACAAGGCTGTGGCGGTGTCATGTTGTTAAACTTTAAATCTGACCAGAGTTTTACTTCTACTTTCCTGTAACGACTCATTAAACCCTCCTAATAGTTATTTTTTTTAAAAATTTGAACACAATAAAACAGCAATTAAAAACCGTTAATTAAAGTCTTAATTATTTCGAGTAGGGGAGGGCGGCAACAAAGGAAGCAAGCAAAGTTTTGCTTTATTTTGAAAATCATCCATGTTAATATTCTCCTACTAAGTAACCGCCAAGCTACTTTTAGGCTACAGAATTAAAAACTCTGTAGCCGAACCTTAAAATCTTATACAACAAAATTATTTTGCCGCGCAATCAATTGAGCGCGAGTTTACATTATCTAAAAAATGAAAACCAGCTGGTAATTTTTGCGCACTCATAAATCTTTCAACATCGCTCGGGATAGAGTCTGTTTTAATAGACTCCCAATACTTAATTATTGGCACACATCTTTTAAGGCGTTTTGATAAATCTTCTACAGATAGCTTTAATGCTTCTCTATTGTCTTTCAATTGAAATCCGTTCATGTTATTCTCTACTTGCTTTTTTTATCACTGAACAAGTGAGTTCCACTGGTTGCGGGTCATCACCTCATAAATGTTTTCCCGCAACCACCCAATCTCTATAAGTTTAAACCACTCCAGGTCTAAAAATGTCTGGACGTATATCGCAAGCCATCACGGCTCCGCGGGTTAAATACTCAATTGTTATCGCGTGTTTTGCAGGACACTCACAAAATCCACAAAACCAGTTTCCCACTAAGTTTGGAGATACTTTCATTCGCTTAGCTAATTCTGCTTGCGTGCCAAAAAGATTTAGTATTTTCTTTTTTGTAATGTTATTCATAACTTAAAATCTATTACATAAATTACAAGATGTCAATTATAATAAACAATATTTTTGATTAAAAAAAAGGAGGACGTAATGATAAAAATCAAACACAATGGAAAAGTGCTAGTTGAAAGCGGAATTGAAAAATATTGGCTATTAGATAAAAACCCTGTAAAAGTAAAGCTAAAACTAAAAAACGGGTACGAAATATCTCAAAGTTTTGACAAACAAGAAAAAGGATTAGAGTTTTTTGAATATTTAATAAAACAACAAAAAGGAGTTTGATTAATCAAAAAATTTGATTATAATGCTTACTCGTAATTAACTATGAGGTGATTAAAATGAGCGTATATACAACAATGGCTTTCCCAGTAACTCGGGAAATTCTTAAGGAATTAAGTATTAACTTTAACGACTTTGGCGAATTAGATTATTCGGACAAAAAATTTGTTTACAAAGAAATGTTAAACGAAATGCACCCCGAGCTACTTATTAAATTTGTAGACCCTTTTATTTTAAAATCTGTTTTACAAAGCGTACTTGATGTTATGCCTAGCTCTGTTTGCAAACAATTAGCTGATTCCGTTGCTTATGTTTTTTTTGACCGCGCTCAAAAATTTGCAGAACAAATGTTTGGAGAAGAACAATACGACGACGAAACAAAACTAGAAATTATTCAAAAAAAATATAAGAACGGAGATTATGAAGAATATGAGCCAGGAGACGAGTAATGAAAATTAAAGAATTAATACAAGAGTTGAATGAGGTAAGCGTTACTTACTTAGAAAGAGGAATAATGTAATGAACGCTGAAATTCGACAATTAACAAACGACGAATATCACGCTAGCGAAGGCATATCAGCTAGCGGCATTAAATTGCTTTTGAAATGCCCTAAAAAATATCATTGGCAATATATTTTAGGCAATAAAAACGAGGGCAGTACTGAAGCATTAAAATTTGGAAGCGGCCTTCATACATTATTATTAGAGCCAGATAAATTTGTAGATGAATATGTTGTACTTAATGAGATGCCTAGAAAAAATTCTAATGCTTATAAAGAGCTAATGGAAATTAACAAAGGAAAAACAATACTTAGACAAGATGAATACAATCAAATGCTAGGCATGTCTGAAGCGTTTAAAGCTTATGATAACTCAGAATTAATCTTGTCTGGTGATTGTATGATAGAGCAGTCAATATTTTGGAAGGATGAAGAGACTGGAATTTTATTAAAATCTCGTCCAGATTTTTATAATAAACGTTTTGGCATTATTTTTGATTTAAAAACGGCATTAGATGGCTCTCGTCCTGGATTCTCTAGGGCTAAGTTTTCATATGAGTACCATATACAAGCTTATATGCAATGGGAGGCTATAAGGCTTTTAACAGGGAAAGAGCCTGGCTCAATATGTCACATTGTGATTGAGAAGACCCCGCCTTATGTTACGTCAGGATATGAAATAACGGATGTTGAGCTAGAAATGGGAAAATTTCAGCTTCAAAAAGCTTTGAAATATTATGTTGATTGCAGCCAACTTGGGAAGTGGAGAGGGTACACAACCCATCAAGCCTGGATGAGCAAAAATGGCGTCGAGGCTATTGAAGTATTACCATTGCCTGGATACGCCGAAAGTAAATTTAACAATGAGGGAATTATAAATGAGTGACGAAAATGGCTTGATTGAAGAGGGCGTATTTGAAGAAGAGGTTAAGGTCGAGCAACCTAAACAAATTGCCCCTGTTGTAGAAAAAAAGCGAATAAGTTTGATTGAAAAATTTGCGGAAAAGTACACATTAGATTCAAGCAATCTCATGAACATACTTAAAAATACGGCTTTTTCTCAACGCGACGGACAGCAAGTTACCAACGAACAAATGGCCGCATTACTTGTTGTTGCGGACCAATATGGCTTAAATCCTTTTACTAAAGAAATTTATGCTTTTCCTGACAAGAAAAATGGAATAGTTCCTGTGGTTGGCGTAGATGGTTGGAGCAGAATTATTAATTCACAACCCCAATTAGACGGTATAGAGTTTAAATATTCAGATGAAAAAATTACATTAAATGGCGGTCAGCCATGCTACGAATGGATTGACTGCTTAATCTATAGAAAAGATAGAAAATTCCCAACCGTTGTAAGGGAGTTTTTGGTAGAAACGTACAGGGCGCCTTTTGAAGGCAAGGGAAGCAATGGGCCTTATAAGATAAGCGGACCTTGGCAGACATGCACGGCTAGAATGCTTAGGCATAAAGCCCTGATACAATGCGCGCGGTATGCGTTTGGTTTTGGTGGAATTTATGATGAAGATGAAGCTAAAAATATAACGGAATCTGATTCTGGTTTGCCAGTTGTTGAAAATAAAACAATGAGCAAAGCGGCTATGCTTATAGCATCGGCAAAAGAAAATTAATTATTAAAATCAACAAGGAGGAGTAAAAAATGAAATACAACCCGTTAACGGAGCAACAAATGCAAGATATAAAACAAACCTTAAAAAAAGGAGAAGCGTTTTTTAGAATTAACTATGCAACTGAAAAAATGTCAAAAGCTGGTAATGAGATGCTTGAGATTAGTTTGTCTGTAAGAGATTTGGCGGGAAATACAGGGGATTTAAAAGACTATTTGCTAAATTCAGATAAATCCGTTTGGAAGATTAAATCATTACTTGCTGCTATTGATAAATTACACCTTTATGAAGGCGGAAAAATAACAGAAGAAATTATTAAGGCTGGTCATGGTAGATGCGTCATAGAAACAAAAGAAGACTCAAAATATTTTCAAATAAAAGAATACCTTCCTTTTTCGGGGCAAAATGAGCAGCAATTTGTTAAGCCTGTTAAACAAGCTCAAGAAATTGCCGATGATGATATTCCATTTTAAAAAGGTGTTTAAATGAACATGAATTATTGCAAATTTAGAAACACTTACCTAGACCTTAAAGCTTGTTATGAAAACATGATTGATGACAACAGAGAAGCTTTAAGTTTAGAAGAAAATGAAGCAAAAATTAAAATAATTAAATTGTGTAATTTGATTTCAAGCTTTGATTTAGACCTTGATGAAAATGCAACTAATAAATAATAAACATGAATCCCGAAATACTTAAAAAAATATTAGCTCAACATAAAGAATTTATTGAATCGTTGGGCAAAAAAGGAATTAAAGCCAATTTGAGCGGTGCGGACTTGCATAATGCAAATTTGTTCGGTGCGGATTTGAGCGGCGCTAACTTAAGTTGTGCCAACTTAATCGGTGCGGATTTGAGCTTTGCTAACTTGAATGATGCAGATTTGCGTTATGCGAACTTGCGCGGTGCGGATTTGAGCGGCGCTAATTTAAACAATACAAAAAAAGAAGTTTTAATAAATGAGTAGCGATAATTATTTAGCGGGAAATTGTCAAAACTGTGGAGAAGGGTATCAGTACACGCCTGAGTCTGATTGTTGCAAAGAGTGTGACTTGATTGAGCAAGAAATAGTAAAACAGGAAAAAAATAATGAACAATAAAGAAGAATGCTTAAAGGCAATTGAAGATTGCGCCAAAGAATTTATACAAATAATTGAGCGTGATAAATTGACCTCTAGTTATTCGAAGGGCCGATATGATATGTGTATGTTTATTTTAGAAATAATTCTTCAACATCGCAATAAACAAAAATTTGAAATTAGTGACGTTGGACAAGAAGTGTTAGAAAAAATTAAAGGAGTTCAACCAGTTAAAAAATTTCGCAAACCTAGAGCCCGAGTTTTAAAAAAACGGCATTCAATGTCTTATTTTTCATAAAGAATGTTTGTTTGGAATAAAAAAGATGCTTGACGCGCTACCATTTTCGATACTAAACTGCTGCCTCAAATCACTACAGGAAGTAGTTCAGTCAAATGGAATTGGCGCATCAAATACATGGGAGAATATTTTCTCCTGCTCGCAAAAAATTGGCGGAAGTTATAAACGCTTGTTATCCACAATTTACAGACAAAATGCACGCTGTTAAAATTATTTTTGACACGCAAAATAAATTTAAAAATAAAACTTATCATGAAGACATTATTTTTGATATTTGCGCATCAAAATTATTAATGGAATTTAAACCTAAAAATATTATGCCTTGCACAATAGAGCAAGCCATACAAATAATGCCGTTTTTAGATAAAACTTCTACGCATTATCAAGACATGGTGCAAGATATTAATAATAAATTAACCCAAGGAGAGAAGCATGAATAAGGAAATAGAAAAACCAGTTTGTCCAGTTTGTAATTTTAAAATGTCGGTATTGTTTAGGTTGAAAAAAGAAGAAAATTCTTGTCATTGGTCATGTAAATGCGCTCCAGCAGATCTTTTGGATGCGCTTGTTAATAACTCGCCGAATCCATCAACTTCAGAAGTTTTTTTAGAAATGGCAGCATAAAATAATGAGGGTCTTTAAATGGGAAATTATGAAATTATTAACTTAATATTTTCAATATTGTTTGGTTTTTTTATTGGCTGGACATGGGGCTATTTTATCGAAGCTGGGCGATCGTTGAGAAAAAGTAAAAGAATGCATGATTTTTTTAAAGAACAATTGCAAAGATTAACAGAGCTTGCTCAAAAGAGAAATAATAATAATCATGAATCCAGGCAATGCGAGAATAATAGAATTCAGAAACAGGTAATGTTAAACAGAACAGAGCAAAAGTTATAAATTTAAATTAGGTGATTAAGAGATGCACAATTTGTCGCTAAAAAAACGAAAAGAAATTTGCCTGCAGTAGCTTAGGGCTCTATGCAAAAATAAAGGAGAAAAAGTAAATGTTTTATGATTTTGAAGGGGCTGGAAAGCTTATAAATTTGAATTATGTTAAGAATATAGAGCTTCAGCTAATACCTGACGATGATTTTAATGGTGTAAAAATAACGTTTTTTGATAATACAATAGAAAGAATTGGATTTGAATCAGAAGAAGAGTCCGATCAAGCGTATGGCGATCTTTTACATTTTTTGTTTAAAAAAGGGGTGTGCAATGATGTCCATGGAAGCTTTGATGATTAACTATATCCGATAAATTTTATTATCGGATTTAAAAACTTAGTATAAAAAAGCAACAATTGGATGTATGGAATTTAACAACACGGAGAGAAAATAAAATGAACGCAGAACAAAATAAAAAAAAAAATATAGAATTTTTAAACGATATTCATAAATTAAAAAATCTGGCTCAAGAATTGCTAATATTGATTGAGAATGATCTTATTAACAACGATAAAATAGAAAACACAAAGTGGCCTGACGTGTTAATCGCTTGCAAATTTGAAGGGTTGGCGGCAGCATTAATGGAAAATTGCGCGCTTATTAGAATTGACATTTTAAACAATGGAATTCTTTTAGCACTTTCTTATGATCCAGCTGTAGAATCTATTGCTTTTCATTTTATGAACAATAGAAACCAAGAATTAAGTGAAAAACTAAATAATTATTTTAAATGTCACGTTGATTTGATGTTTTCAAAAAGAATGTAAACTGCTGCATTGTTTTCTTGCTGGTGTGTCTACTTACAAGAAAACAGAAAGCTAGGCTGGCTGATGAAATTTCAGTCCCCGCATAAGTAAGCGGGACAATCAAAAGGAGATAATAAAGTGAAAGGATTTTTAATACTGGCTATTTGCGTCACCCTATCAGGTTGCGGTACAACCTATCAATATTCTTGTAAAGACGACCTTGTTTACAAAAAAGAAGCTCAAGATTCATACTGGATGAAAGACATTCACCACATGCAAGGTGAAAAATATGATTACGTGCGTGAATGTATTGCTGATAAATAATTTTAAAACATTGAGGGGAAACATGGAAGTTTCATATTTAAAAAAAACAATCGACATGGGTACAGTTGAAATAAAATACGAAAAAGAAAATTGCAAAATAAAAGTTAAATCAAAAAATCAGGCTCTATTTTTAAAAATGGAAGAGCCAGGAAAGCTATTATCATTGTTTCAAATTCTTTCATCTAAAAGATTAAGTCGTACTTTTTTAATCTGTATAGGATTTGCTGATGAAATAAAAATACACGAAAAGAAGATTTGTTTTTTATGATTATAATAACGCTTTTACTTGGAATTGCTTTTATATTATCTTTAATTCTTGAGTAAATAACTCTTAAATTTAAGCATTAAAAAAAGTTTTAAGTCATTAAAATTGCGCATTGTTAATAGGCGTGATGACTATATTTTATTTCACGTTTTGCTTCTTTTAAACATTCTGCGGCTAAGCTACCAATTATACAAGTCACAGGAGGTGATGATAATATTGCGCAACTTGTGTTAAAAAGCGAACTTGTAATTATAATAAAAATTAAAAATCTCATACTGTGCTTGAATATTTTGATGGGGCATAACCTGTCGCTATTGCCATATCAATGCCCGTTGTAAAAAATAAAGTTAAAATAATAATGTGCAAACTAATCTTTTTTATCATTGCTTAAACTCTCCTTGTTGTGTTCTAAATTTTCTTTGTGTACTGCTAATTTTGTACATTCTTTTGCTAAATATCCAAGCCCAAGAATTATTCCAGATAAAATTTCATGCTGTGTGCAATATGAAAACCCACTCATTATTTGTGAAACAATTAAAAAAACATATCCGATCGCTTTCCATTCTGTGGGCGTGCTTGATTGATAACGAGCAATGGCTTTATCTAATAGATTCATTTTTTAACTGTCTGTTGCCATTTTAGAAACTAATAAAAATCCACCGATTCCAGAAACAGGTTTTACATAGGTATTAGCACCTGCTGTTAAAAAAACATTTCCGTAATATTGAAAAATACTATTATTTGCTGTTTGACTCTTAAACGGAATAAACGATAAATTGTTTGTTGCTGTTGTGCTGACAGATGAATAAGTTAACAATAAAACAGAAGAAGAACCAAGATATACGATTGCATTTCCTACTTGTGCGTTTCCTCCTGCATTTACCAAACTACAATTATTAAAACTAATTGAACATGAAGCGCCCAATTGAATCATTGCGTCTGTTGTTGATGTCCCCGTTGGAGAACCTTGAATTAAACATTGACTAAATGTACCAATAACGCCTTTATTGTTTGAACCTGTAAAATTAAAAACACGAGATGTTGAAGTAAAAGAACTATTAATTGCGGAGTAAATAACAACATTATTACTGTTTGTAATAATGCATTCAGCTTCGCTTGAACATGAACTGTTTCTAAAATCCCACAATTCGCCTCTAATAAATCTTAGTCCTACTGCGGTTCCAGAAACATTAATAGAAGAATTATTTATATACAATCTGCTGCTGTCTGCAACATCCATGCCAATTCCGTTTATATTTGCGTCATTACTAATTAACACATTATTTAAACTTAAAAATAAATTAGATGCTGTATACAAGATTGCATAAGTTTCTAATCCAGATCGAGCATAAAAAGTAATGTTTGATATAGACACACCATTGTCTACATAATTTCCTGTGTTGCTTCCTATTGTTGTAATTGATATGCTGGGAAATTTAATGCCTTTAGGTTGCGCGGAAGGCGATTGCATTCCAACAATGTTTACGCGTTGCTTGCTTACTACAATATTTTCTGTGTACAGACCAGGCGCAATGTAAATAGTTACATAATTTGTATTGTTTGAAGGAATTAAGTTTAAAACGGCATTTACAGTAGCGTAGGGAGCAGATTGAGAACCTGAACCTGTTGCATCATTGCCTGTCTTTGAAACATAGTAAACAGAATTTAATGCAGATATAACAGGTAATTGCCCCACTGTCGCTGCGTCTGTGCTTGAAACGCCGTTAGAAAGATTTTTTATTTTTAAACCTGAAACAGAAATTGATCCTAATGCATCATTGCTATTAATAACTAAATCCCCACCTGATGCTGTTGCTGTAAAAAAACGCACTCCGCTTTGATTAAGCGTTAAAATTCCTTGAGCATTTAGATTGTTTGAATCTAATGTGCCAATATTTGATAAATTTTGATTATTAAAATTTACTGTGCCAGTAGGAACAGAAATAGAATTTAAACTTGTTGTGCTTGGCAAATAACCAGACAACTGCCCTACTGTCGCTGCGTCCGTACTTGAAACGCCGTTAGAAAGATTTGTTATCTTTTTAGAATTTAAAGAAAGGTCTGCATTTGCTAACGCAATTTCATCAAGCGTTATATTGTTTGCATAAAAATTATTGCTAACATAATCTAAATTAACCGCATCTTCTGCCAAAGTTGGATCGCCTAAATTTGTTATTTTTAAACCTGAAAAAGAAACTGATCCCAATGCATCATTACTAGCAATAACTAAATCACCACCTGACGCTGTTGCTGTAAAAGCGCGCACTCCGCTTTCGTTCCAAGTCATTATGCCTTGAGTATTAAAATTTGAAGCTGATACTGAAACAACATTATCAATATTATGATTAGTTAAATCTAAATCGTTGTTAAATTGAAATTTTGAAACGCAATTAAAAGAAAGATTACCTTCTCCTGCGCCAAAACCAAGAACATTGATTGTTGCAAGATTAGCGTTTCCAGGGCCAAAAAACCCCATTTTTTTACCGTTTAACATTGCAACATCGTCTCCAAAAGACGCGCCACGCGTTGCTAAAATTGCTTGTGTTGTAAAAATATTTCCAAAAAATTTAAATGAATTAATAGGGTTTGTGCCATCCGAAGTAAAATTTAAATCTCCATCATTATCTAAAACAATTTGAACTTTATAATTAAGATTTGGTGATGAAAAAATAGAAAATTGCTGTTTTAAATTTGCAATAGTTATTCCTGTTGAATCGGTGTTGCTAAATGGTGACAAGAAAGAATAAATTAACGCGGTTTCAGGTAAAATCGTTGAAGGATTTCTATCGTAAATTTGTTTTAAATTTGGATTACTCATTTGTTTGCTCCTTTATGTTTGTAATAAAATTATTAAGTAAGAGAATATGTCATTAGTTGAATTCTGCCATCTCCACTTTGAGCAAATCCAGTTCCGCCCCAAAAAGAAGCTGGAAAATTTCCTCCAGTATTTTGAAAATAAATAGTTATATTTCCATCATTAGTTACTTCAAAAGAACCTGGTGAACCAAGAGGAACTACTCCATTACTGTTTGTTGTAATAAATCCATATCCGGTTTTTGATGGTCTAAGCGGAACTGGAATACAATTAGGATTTGCAGAAAGAGCCGTTCTAAAAAAAGAAGGGTTTAACACATTAAAACCAACCGCGGGAATTAAAACAGTTACTAAATTGCCTACTTTTCTAAATATAAAAGCAGCTGTAAAATCAGTTGTTCCAGTTGCCGAGCCAGCATTAAATTGACATGTAACTGTTGTATCTGTTCCATTAACAGAGTCATCAACATATTTTTTTGTTGCGCCGTCTTGTGCATTGGTGGGGTTTGCTAAATTTATTATTTTATGAGAAGTAAGAGAAACTGCGCCAATTCCATCATTACTATTAATAATTAAATCACCACCTGATGCTGTTGCTGTAAAAGCGCGCACTCCACTTTCGTTCCAAGTCATTATGCCTTGAGTATTAAAATTTGAAGCAGTTACCCAAAGAGCATTATCAATATTGTGGTTAGTCATATCTAACGGGTTACTGAATTTAATTTTTGAAAGAGAATTAACGCCCACAGAATTAAAATTTAATTCTCCAATATTGTTTACTGCAATTTGAGCAGCATAATTAAGATCTGGAGATGAAAAAATAGAAAATTGCGTTTTTAAATCACTAATTAAAATTCCTGTTGAATCTGTGCTGCCATAAGGAGAAAGAAAAGAATACATTAACGCTGTCCCTGGCAATGTTGTCGAGGGGTTCCCTTCATATACTTGTTTTAAATTTGGATTGCTCATTTGTTTTTTTCCTCTTTTTTTAAACGGTCATGTATTCTTCTGTTCCAACGCTAAGCAATTCATTTTCTGCTACAGAAAAAAGATTATCATTAGTCGTTACACAATTAACTTTTAAAAATGTATTATTACCAAGATCTAATAAGCTTCCATTTCCAAGCGATAATAAGCACTCTTCAACAGGCGGCGGTGTTGGCGAATTAAATATTGATGGGTTAACAGAAAATATAAATTTTCTTTTCATTATCTAACTCCACCACCAATGAACACGTATTTTATTTGCGTTACGGGATCGAAAGTACTTTCTTCGTCCCATATTGGCGTACTGTTTATTGTTCTTCCAAGCCTATCAATTCCCGTGCTTAAAATTCTTACGCCTTTGTGAAAATCTTTATCACCATTCCAGCCGAATGTGACTGCACTAGCAAGATTATTATTATTGGGATATTCAATTACAAGCTGAGGAAGCCCTACAAATAAAGCTGAATCGTAATAAATCTTAATCCATGAAAATGGAAAAAGTTTATTTTGATCTTTTGAGTCAACTAAATCAGCGGTGTATTGCCATTGAAGACTTGTTTGTAAAGGGTTGTCGTCATTAAGCGATAATGGATCAATATCTCCCGCCGTAGTATTTGGCGCACCGCCTGTTAAAGTTCTTTCTCTTGTTCTAATGTCTTCTAATAAGCTCATAGGGTTCTCCGTTTATTGTAAAATGTAATCTGCAAATGGCGCACTATAGGGGCATGCTGTTGCTGGCAATGTAACTACCAATGAATCCATTGCTGTAGCTGTTTTTGTGGCAATTGCGGGTATTGTATCGGTTGATAAAATGGGGCAAACCACACCTGTGCGCCCTGCCACTGCGGGGTCTGTTCCAACACCATCAACGGTGTACCAAAGGTAATAATTTACAGTAGCGTCCGAAAATAAAAAATATTGGCTTGCTGTTGGAGCGGAAGAAAATAAGATTGTGTAGATGAAAGGGTTTGCAACTGCTTTAATAAAAGTTTGAATGTTTTGAGGTAGTGTATTTGAAGATAAGAACGGGACGGTAACACTATATTCAGAAGCAGTATAAATTCTACTTCCAGACCAATTGCCATATATAGGCATTCTTCCGTCTACGGATATTAAAATTGCTCTAGGAGAAATTGTGGTTCCCCCATCGTTATTTCCTGTGTAATTTCCGCGCGAAACTTGATTTGTAAAAGAAGAAAATTCTAATGTATTGTATTGAGCAAAATCTATTCTTACTCCTGGATTTTCAACTCCATTTGAATAAGTAGCATAATTTGAAATAATAGTAGCATTAAAAGATAAATTAACAACGCATTGAGATGAAGGAGAGCCAGTGTTTATGACAGTTGGAATTATTGCTTGATTTCCAGCAGGAAAGTTGGATGTTCCAAACGCTCTATTATATGAAGCCCCTATTGCTCCAGAAGGAATGTTTCCAACAGAGCTGGTATTAGAAGGCGCTGGCGTTGGATTTGGTGCAAAATTATTTTGAAATGTTACTGTTACTTGATTTGGAGCAGTCAATACACATTGCACGCCAGCCAATAAAGCTGTTTTTGTTTTTGTAACAACAACAGGTGCTGTTCCAGCCGCATAAGCAGAAAATTCAGTAAACCCATAAATTGAGGTGACTGTTATAGTGTTGCCAGCTGCTGTAGCTATAATTTCGTTTGAACCAGCATTTCCGATAGCGTTATAAAGCCTAACATTGGCTATTCCATTTATATTGCCAGTTACAGGAAAATTTTGAGGTAATGTCGTAAGTTTTATTCCGTTTGGCGGTGGATTTAAAGTAGAAGCTGTGATGATTTGTCCTGTGTTTGTAAGAGGATAAATATATCCTCCTTGAATAATCATGTTAAACCAATCGGTTTGCCAGCCTGCTTGAGATAAATCCGTTATCTCTCCTACGATTTGAGCTTTTTCATCTGAATTTGATTGTCCAATATAGATAGGATTTTGAATGGAGCCAATTTGCATCAAAGCGTTTGTAAAACCAAAATTTGAAAATTGGCCAAGCGTTCCACGAAGATGAATGGCGGCATAATTTCCTGTGCCTACCGTTTTTCCTGTAATCAATGGAATAATAAAATTTAAAATAAATTTATCTCTAGTATTTGTTACTTGAAATGTTCCTAACGTTGTAAAAACTGTAGCTGAGCCCCCTCCTCCAAAATTTTGTTCAAGGATTATTGTGATTGGCGTTGTGCCTACTTGTTTGTTTTCAATTTGAATTGAGAACGTTGAATTTTCTCCTTGAAAAGAAGAGACGCCGCCATAAACCCAAACAAAATCTTTTAGTGTTTCTGGCAAATTTGCTGTTGAAGCCAAGACAATTTCTTGCTGTGGATTCCCTTCAATCGTTTGATTGGCAATGTTATTAAACGTAATGACGTTTGTTTTAGTGCCAGTGTCTTGAAGAAAGTAACAGCCAAGCGATACCGAAGTAAAAGCATTTGTAATTAATCCCACTGGCGTTGTGCCTGGTAAGCTAAAGTTAATAGGCCAATTAAATTGACCATCTGGCAAAAGATTTAAAACTCCACCAGAAGGCGTTGGATTTGTTCCCGTTCCAAAAGTTGCTCCTGTGTAATTAGGAATTGTCCATTGAACCTGCCCTTCTGCGCTTTTTACAACAATAAAATAAGATGCGCTTTGAAGGTAAATTACGGGGGATGGATAAGGGCTTGAAGCAGTTGAGCCATCTGAACCTAAAACGATAGGATTGGTATTGACTACGGGGGCCGCTGGATTTGAAACATCCGAATAAGTGTCAAGACGTTCTTCTTGAGCAAAGTTGTCAAAAAATTCAACAGTCCCGCCCACCAATGGCTGGCCAATTTTTGGCCCAATTTTGTAGAAAAAATAGTTATTAAGGGGAGTGTTAATTGTGTAAGGAAGTAATGGGCTTGTGTCACCCTGCTGAACAACTCTTACGTTTTTTTTAGGTGTCATTACATTCCTCTCATCTGCTTGTCAAAGTCTGCTAAATCATTTTCAAAATTAGGATTATTAGAAGACTGCACGGGTTGATTTTTATTGTTTGAAACATTCATGGCTGGGTTGCTTCCCACTAAGCTTGCGGCCGTTACCGCGCGGCCAACGGGTTTTGCAAATTGGAAACCGTTTTGTTGTAGGCTTTTTAGGGTATTAATTCCCTCAGGGGTTGCCATTTTTTTTGCAATTAAATTTGCAGCATGTTTTGCCCCGTATAACGCGCCAACGCCTACTAAGCCAGGCATTCCAAAAATTGAATGAGCAATTAATGCCCCAACGCCATGCGACATCAAGTCTGGGTTTGTTTTGCCAATGCTTTCGTTTTTTAATTTTGAGCTTATTTCTGCCGCATGTTCGAGATATACTTTTTGCTCTGGTGTAAAAATCCACTCTCTTTGCTCTGGAGAGAATTTTTTATACTGAGAAAGTATTTTGCTTAAATCAGGCTCTCCATTTGCAAGAGAGTTTTGGAAGATATGACCTTGCAAAGCACCTGCGGCGGCATCTTTATCTCCGCCTAAAGAGGTTGCTAATGTTTCAAGACGCGCGGTACCCGTATCTCCATCCTTTGGCATGTAACTTTTTAAAACGGCTTGATTGCTTTTGTTGGGAGTAGAGTAAAACTCTTTTAAAGTTGGGTTTATTTTATTTGCCCCACTAACTTGAGGCATCGAAGTAAAAGATTTTTTAGCAATGTTGGCTGCATTTGCATTCTGCAAAGCTTCGTATGGGTTGGAGGCTAATGTATTAACGCTGGAAGAGCGAATGTCTTCATTTAATGCGGTTTTTAGATTGCCGCTAATTCCATTAAGAAGTTCATCTTTTGTTCCCATGGCAACTTTGGCCAATTTCATGGCAGCATTAATGTCTTTTACTCGAGCGGCCGCTTCTGAAAATGTTTGAGGAGTATTTTCTATTGCATTTTGAAGGACACCTATAGCAGGCTCATAGGCTTTTTGTAAATTAGGGTTTCCGTCCATTTCTTTAACTAAATCAGGAATAGAAGAGCGCGCAGCGTTATAAAAATTTTTAGCTGTAAACTTATTTGCAACGTCGCTGGTATCAGGCGCAATACCAGATTGTAAATCACTGATATAAGAATTAATCCCGCTATTTTTTAGGCCACCAGAATATAAAATCGGTCTTGATGCATTTAATTTAGATGCTAGAATTTCTTGCTGGTTTGGCGTGGCTCCCCATTCTTTTAGGCCTTGCTGATAAGTGTTATCTGCTGCATTATTAGCCGTTTTTAAATCTTTATAGGCTTGCGTAGTATTGTCTGCGGCTGTTTTATAATTTGCTTTGAGTTCATCTTGTGTTTTTGACCAAGGAAACTTTTCTGATATATCTCTTATAGTTGGAGCAACCTTTTCAAGCAATGGACTAACAACGCGATTGCCAATGTAGGTACCTATTGGCTTGCCTGCTGCGCCTAAAGCTCCAAATAAAGCACCAATACCTGCGCCTTGAAGTCCTTCTGTTGCGCCTTGCGCCAGCTTGTCATCGCCCTGCTCGTTTCCAAACAGGCCGCCATGAATTGCGCTAGCGGCGGCATTTTCAGCAACACCACCCAAGAAAGGCGATGCGGCTAATTTAGCGGCCCCTAATGCTCTTGCGGCTTTAAACGCTGGAATCATTTCAAGCGCGGACTCTCCAATATTGTCCAGCGCACCTGGTTGAACGTTTCCCCAACGCTGATAATAATCAGTGCTGTCTTTGGGAAGGCCAGAAAGTGAAGCAATGCTATTATAGGCCCGTTCCCCCGTAGTGCCCAATATTCCCATTAAATGACCCATAAAAGGACTATTTGTAAGAGATGGGGGCTCCTTTTGCTGCCTATTTTGAAGCTGACTTCCAATAGAATTAAGAACAGATTGAGGCATTTGAACAGGTCTATTTCGACTGTCAAAAGAAGCTAAATCTGATTCAAAATTATTTGCCATTAAACGCCTCCTTTTGAGGAATAATAAGCTTCCGCTCTTTTTCTTGCTTCATCAACGGTAATTCCATTTTTGGCGGCTAAAGCTTTTAAGCTGTCGTCCGTTACGTAAGAAGGAAGGTTTGATTTTGTTTCTTGCTTTTGTAAAACTTGAGAATTCTGAGCTTCATACTGAGCAATTTGCTCTGGTGTCATTGCATTTCTTACAAAAGAACTAAGTTTTTTTGGAGTTGTTTGTGCATATTGAGGTGTTTCGCCCATTTCAACGGGATTGTTTTGGCGCGAAAATTCAGCAGCTGCATTTACTCCTTTTTTAAGAATTTCTGGATATTCATGAGATGCATAGTTTAATGAAGATTGCGGTATTAAATTATTTAATAAAAAATTAGCAGGCACGCCTTTGTTTTGCGCGTTTTCAAATTGTTTTACAAGTTCAATGCCAACTGGTCCACCGTTGCTAGTCATTCTGCCAGAAACGCCTGCCACTTCTGGTTTAATCATCTGAGCAATTGCTAGTTGATTTAATCTATTTTTTGCATTTTGATTTCCAAGTGCAGATAAAACGCTATCTTTTACAAGCGATACAGAACCAGAGCCTAATGCACCTTGATAAGGCGCAATTCCATTTTCTAAATTGCCATACCATTGAGATATTTCATGTTCTGCGCCTAACCGTCCTTGATTTGCCGTTGAATTGGCCATCGTGGGAGATTCGTACGTAATGGGGTTTCCGCTTGAGTCAGTTGTCGAATAAGACATTCCACGGTTTGAGTTTTTACTAATTGACCCTGGATTAACAATAGAATCCCCTGGCCCAATTCGAGGCACATTCAACGCTCCGCCCGCGCCAGTTGAACCGCCTGCGCCACCCATTGCCATATTGACACCCGCTGCACCTTTTGCACCGCCTGGCATTGCCATAGACATAACGCTGCCATCATCGCCGCTCATATTGCCAAGCAAGTGGCCAAAGAATAGTTTCTGAGGAGAGCCTTGAGGTGCCGCATTGTATTTGTCTAAAACACTTTGAAAATAAGCCGTTGGGTCTTTTGTTGCATCAACACCAGATTGCGCACGAGCATAAGCAGCTTGAGCATTTTCAAGATTGCTTTTATCTCGCGCGGCTTGCTCTGCTATCGCTCTTTGCTGTGGCGTATAGTCAAAATTTGATTGCGCGGAATTAAGTCCAATTTGCGACATTTTATTCGCAATATCTTGCTGAAAAGGAAGGTTGTTTACTTCCATTTGTTTTTGTTGATACCCTAAATCGCCAAGTTTTAAATTTTGCTGCGCTTGCTGGTTTTGCAATTGCTGCATGGCTAAATTGTTTTTTTGGGTAAATAAATCATTAATAGCACTATTTGTTTTAAAAGCGGTATCTGCAACAGAAGGTCCATAAGGATTTTCCCCCCAAATACCGTATCTTGCGTATGAATTCATCATCCGAACATTCTCATAATGCTTGATGAGCTAGGCGTTCCAGTCCATCCCCCCACGTTAGGGTTTAAGCTGCCTGCCCCTTGAAATCCACCTGAGCTGCCTGCAACACTCATTGCTGTGCCAGCACCTGGCATCAACATGTTTAGACCTATTCCTGCGCCAAGCCCTAACATGCTATTGATTGCGCCTTGTCTTGATTGGTCGCCTTTTAAATTTGCGGCAGCTGCTTGTTGTAACAAATCTGATTGCCCTGTGAGTCCTTGCATGCCAAGGGTGTTCATCATTCCGTAATTTTGCATTCCAAGACCAAAATTGTTTTCGCCTCTGTTTACGTAGTCATTCATAAATTGACCCGTCATTGTGTTCGCTTGATCGTTTAAGGCTTTTTGAGCCAAAGGACTGCGAAGCATTCCAGTATTGGCCGCATTAATATTCATGCGGTTTGTAACGGTGTCTAACAAATTATTTTGATACGGTGACATTTGAAAGCCGCTGGCTATTTGATCTTGCAATGCGTTTGGGTTTTTTGTAAGCCAGTCTGAAAGAAACGATTGTCTGTCTCCAGCTGCATTGCCTCTATTTATATAAGGGTTATAGGCTTGAGATTGTTGCCGCATTTGGTCTGCGTAATGATTAAATCCATTACTTTGGTCTCCAAAAAGTCCCATCACTGCGTTGCCAATTCCACTAAACATTTTTCACCTCCTGTGACATAATTCTTTCCGCGAAAGATGTTGTAATAGGTGCAATCACAAGATTTCCATTTGAGATGTAAGACACCATTGGTTTATTTGTTTCTTGATTAAAAAAATGTTTCCCTGCCTGCGAATGGTCATTATTAGTAACCATTTCTGCAAGTTTTGCGGTTGTCATAAAAGTGGCTTGCGTACCAGAGGCCATCTGATTGTTAATAAAAGTGCATAACGTTGACATCCACGCTTTTATTTCTTGCGGGTCTGAACCACTGGGCGCAACTAATGCGGTCGGTTGATTAATGTTGTAACTCATTAAGCCCTCCCGCCAGAAGCAAAATAAAGAAAAGGAAAAGACCCACTAGAATTTCTTGCTTTGAATACTGTATTTATACGTGGCGAAAGCGCAATAACGCGTTGTGATTTAAGCGTGTTGTAACTCTCCCCCCTAAGCTTTTCTAGCTCTGGGCTCCATTCAACGCGATACTTAGATGCCATCCTAAAACCGCCTTCATATTGCAAGGCATCAATCATAAAATTAGGCACTTGGGGTGGTAATTCTTGCCCAAGGGCTAACGGGCCGATAGCGGGCCTGCCCCATACAGTAAAGGCATAATTGGGAACAGCAGGTACGGGATAAACCAAGATGGTTTGATATTGCGGGTCAAAATAATAAATTTGAGGAATTCCCGATAAATTTATTATCGAGGTTAATTCAACCCATTTTGTTAAGTCGACAGGACGCAATGGCTGTTGAACAGTTTTGCCAGGAAAAACAAACGACACCATGTCAACGCTAACAAATCGCGTGTTTTTTAATTGTTCGTAATTTGTAAAGTTAAATACTGAGGCATACGGTATATAAGAACGCCACGAATCAAACAATAAATTTAATTCGTCTAGGGTTTCTTGTTGTACACCGCCGTCAATTGCAGGCTCGAGTTGCTTATCTTGCAAGCCTGCATTTGAAATACATGACGAAACCAAAGAATCAACTAGCATTATTTTTCCTTTAATACCTTTCTAATAAAAAGCTTTGCGTATCTAAAAAAATAATGTCGTTTTCATCGCTAGGCGCATTAAAAAGAATCATTTGTCCGCTAACTGGATTAGATAAAACCGCGCTTAAAACACCGCTTCCTGTTGAAGTTTGTACAGTAACTTTAGGGCCGTAACCTATTCCGCCTGCCAATAATGAAACAGAAAGAATTCCCCAAGTTAAATTAAACGATGCTCCTGTGCCACCGCCAGTTGTTGATCCTTGTAAAACGGGATTGGAAGGCAAAACAGAATAATTGCCAGGCGTAATTATTTCCCATGCTGTAATTAAACCCGCATTAACCGCTTTAACTTTAATAACGGCAGCAGTTGAAAATGTACCGCCCGTTAAGGTTATTAGCTCGTTTACAACATAACCACCATAACCAGAAGAGCCACTATTAAGAGTTCCGCCAACGGCTTTCATTGTTACAGTGTCAACTTTTGCGCCAAAACCAGTTCCCGTTACAATAACGCCAGGAATTGCTGTAAATACGCCAGGATTTTCAACTGTAATTGATTCAATTGATGAAGATGAACGGCAAACCCATAATGTGTTTGAATAAGTTTGTTCAATATCATAATTAAAACAAGATATATTTAAAAAATAATCTTGTTTTGGAATTAAATTACTAGGCAATACGCCAAGCGGCAATAAATTATCTGTGCTAAGCGGTGAAACTTTTCCTTGAAAACTGCACAAACCATTTCCTGGGAGCACTGTTCTTAAAATAGAAGAAGCGTCGTCTACGGGTAAAAAATTATCAGTATTTAAAGTAAAATTAAATGCTGGACTTGTATTTTCTGAAAGCTGATTAAAAGAATCAGCATAACTTGGATAATTGTTATTTTTTGGTGATGCTATTGAAATAGAATTGTAGCTCATAAATTATTCCTCTTTTTTAAAAAGGAGAGACAAGCCCCCCTTTTATTTTTTATAAAACAAGCACTAAACAATTAGTGTTGGAACGCGCATTACGTAAGGCGCAAACGCACAGATACCAAGCATTTGTGAAATACGGAAAATGTTTGAAAGCTCAAGGATAAAACCTTGTGCATAAACACTAACTGGAATGCTTGGGCTACCGCGACCAATTGTTTTAGAGTTATCAGCACCATAAACTTCACCCATTGGAATAGGCACCATGCTAAGACCAGAAGGAACATAGCAATAGTTGTTGTTAAAGGTAGCTGGGAAAGCCTCAACAGGTGCACCAGGAGCAGGTAATGATTCAACATTTGCATTCATACCTGTAATCATTAGCGGATAAGGAAGTTTAATTGTCACGTTTCCTGCGCCGTCACCAAAAGCATCTTCTTGCGCTGTAACGACTAAAGTGTCATTAGTTGGAGAAAATTCAATCGGTTTTAGCAAGTAAACACTAGGGATTGCGAACAGGTCGCCAGCATTAACAAGTTGAGCCGATGAAGTGCCGCCAACTGATAATGTAATCTCCATGCCATCAGAAGAAACACTGCCAACTGTAATAGCTGGGTATTCAACTGCATCTGACAAAGCACCAGAAGTGTGAACATTAATTTGGTTAGATTGGAATAAGTTCAATCCTGCCAATAATGTACCGTTTTTCTCACCGCCAACATAAGCAGTCTTGGTAATTTTTTCATTGATTTGTTGATTGAACATATTTTGAAGCGAGCTAGCAACGCTGGCCGCATCATCAAGATTCATCAGCATGAATCGGTCTTGAAATTGAAACTCATAGCGAGTCATTTTCTTGTTGATTTGCTGAATGGTTGACCAACTAGTCAAGCTTGATAGTTCAGAAGGTCTGTTGATATGGCAATAAAAAGCAGAAGTTTCCAAGCGATAAGCCGCTACTTGTTCTTGAGCTGTTGCCATCGCCTGGTGAGCTGGGTATGCATAGTTATCGACTAACGCACGCTCCATGTCACCCGTTAATGCATCTTTACCGCCAACCAAATTTAATTTGTATTGGTATAAATCCCATTGGTAGGTTACGTTGTAAATATCGTTTTCAGTAATAACAAAAGGAATAACCACATCGTTAATTGCTGTTGGCGTTGTTACTGTAAGACCTGTTGAAACCCCTGGGTATCCTGGAATTTTGATATTAACGGTGCTACCTGGAGCGAATCCTTTTGATTGCGAATCGTTAAACATTTCTTCGTATTTGCGGTTTGCTGTACGAAGGATTGAAAAAGCATTCTCGTGAAACTCACCCATTTGGCGAGCTACGAAATTGGTTACTACTGATTGGTTTAATGTGACTGTCATAATATCCTCGAAGTTAAAAAAGTAAATAATTGCTATTAATGCAAACTTCATCATTTACCTTTTAACGTCGAGGAGACGAGCCGATGAAAGCTGTTAGAATTTATAGTTTTCTTGAAACTTTAAAACCGATACTCAAGTTTATGGACTTTGGGGTCAAAAGCATTATTTCAATAGTTAGCGTAAATGTCAAGTATTTAAATAAGTCCTTTTTCTTTTAAGTAGGATTTATTGTCAAAACCATACGTTTGATTAGAGCCTTTGATAACTGGCTCAACATTATATTGATTAGGCCCTGGCTTTCTAACGGCTAATTTATCGCTTACTTCCTTAATATATTTTTTAAGTTCAAAAGGTGATGCCGCTCTGGCAATATCTAAATCTGACTGGTCTGATAAAAGCTGCTTAGCCACTGCTGCAATATTAGGGATATAATTCATCTGCGCTAAAGCATTAAACACACGGTGGTCATCAGGAGTCTTTTCGGCCTCTTGAATCAACTGCGCAAATTCAGGGTCTTCCTTGCATGCGCTTTCAAGTTTTGCGCCCAATGCTTCATTGTTTTGCTTTTGTGTCATCATGTTGTATTGCTCTGCCGCTTTTTGTTCAGCAGTTTTGTTAACATAATGCATTGCTTGTTGAAAATCTTCGGGGCTAATTTGATTCGCTTGAGCCTTTTTTAGCAAGTCGTCTTTTTGCAAGGAGAGTTCTTTGAGCGCGGCATTTTCAGCAGCTAAAGCTTCCTTGTCTTTTCTTTCTTTGTTAACTCTTTTCTGCACTATTGCTGAAACTTCCTCAGCAGAATGAAGTTTTTTGCTTTTGTGTTCGCCGCTGCCTTCATTTTCAAGCGTCGCATTCTCTTGCCCTGGCACTTGTTCTTGCTCTTGCATTTGTTCGTTAGCTTGCTCTTCTGGCATTTGTTGCTCATCTTGCTGATACATAATATCTCCTCCTGTTAATTTATATTGGCACCACAACTTTCTATAGCAAAATCTAAATCGCCATAAAATGTAAACTTAAGTGTTATTTCATGCCTAAATGAAACAACACACATCCATTGTAAAGGGCATTGTGTTTGTCCAGTCTTTCCTATTGGCCTGCTAACTGTGTTTTGCCACTGCCGTGAATCTTTTGATATTGCCAATTGCACATGGTTTAAATTGAATTGAGAATATCCTTGTACAATATCAAGACTAACTCCTTTCAATAAATTTCTAAAAGTCCCTATCTTTTTATTCTCACACAATCTTTTTAAAATAAGCTCTCTTTTCATATTAGCAGGAGCCAACGTTAAAGAATAAACTCCGCTTTCAAGCGCAACTGATTCGCTTGTACGTGATGCCCCCACTATTAAATCATCGCTTAATGCCCATTTTTGAGATGACTCGCACCATACCCACGCAATACCACTTTGCAAAAACGAAAGATGATAAAAAAAGTTACCCCTGAAAGAATAAAATGAACCATAACAGCGTTCAACATCAGGATATTCACTTATTATTTTTGAAATACCAACACAAATAGGACTATCTGGTGATAAATTTGGCAAATAATTCCAACCGCTAGCCGTTATCTCCATCGGTAAATAACGAGATGAAAGAAAATAAATTTTATTAACTGAGTTTATGATTGAGTCTGTAGAAATAGCACCAAAGTCCACCATAAAGTTTGTGTCTTTTTGAAATGGAGAAATGTATATATTGCTGCTTAAGGTTGGCTGCCATCTTTCAATTCCCGTTGAGCCAAAAATATAAAAATTGCTTTCTAGTTTTTCCAGGCCAACGCCAATAGAAAGGTTGTTATCAATTTGATTTTGATTTAATGGGTTATAAGAAATAGCATTATTAGGATTTGACCATATCCAAACTCCTGTCTTCCCATCTAGCCATATTGCAAAGCTATTAACAACAATTACAGAGACGGGGTTTGTTATTTCAAAATTATTGGCGGCAGATAATGTAGTAAATGCGAATGTTTTTTGGTCGTAAACATAACCATTTGCGCAATCTGAAATAACAATTTGATTTTTTAAGTTTTCATCAATTTGAACAGGCAAATTACTATCTAAAATGTTTCTAATTACAGATACAGAGCCGCCGTAAGTAATATTTAAAATTTGATTTTTAGTGACAACAAAATAAGAACCGCCATTGTATTGTGTTTCATAAAAACATCTAACGCCTGACAAGTTGGCAATTGAATCTAGGCCAGCCGTGCTATATAAATTTCCACTAGAACCTACAAACATATTTCTAAGAGAAGGAAACCCAAAACGAGTGTTCCAATCGGGTACTGTGCCTGTGTTTATTGATATAGGAGCAAAAGGCATTTTTAAATTATTGATTTAATGGTTGTTGTTGCGCCTGTTCAGGTTGCGGCTGTTCTTTCTGCCCATTTTGAGCCATTTGATTTATTTGCTGTCTTTGCGCTGCAGCAGCAACTGGGTTTTGAATAGAATCAGCCGCGGCTTTAATTGTTGAATCAATAACCGCATTGGTTACATTTAATTCATGTTGAGCTTGCCCTAGCATTTGTTGATTTGTCGCCTTTGTTAAATCAACAGAAGCTTTTAATGTCGCTTCTTGTGCTTTTGCAATGGCAGAATATCGGTCTGTTTCTGCGCGATAACCATCGACTGCCGCCTTGGCGGTTTCAGCGTCTGCGAGTACTTGATTAGCTTTAGCTTCGGGGTCATTTTGAGCCTGCATCTGCGCCTGAGTCTGAGCCATCTGCATTTGGCTTTGCATCATTGCCTGCTGTTGTTGAGATTTTTTGGTTAAATAAGTTTCCAGGCTTATTTTTCCGTTTGAATAATCAATTAAGTCTTGATCCATATCAGCAGATAAACGCATCTCAAATTCTTTAGCGTTCGAGATATTAAGATTTTTAGAGAAGATGTCTTTTGTTTTTTCAAAATCTGGCGTCCTAGGCGCAGAGTAGTACGCCATTAAGTTTTGTAGCGTAATACGTTTTTGCTGTTCGCCAGAAGGTCCCACTGAAACCTCATAAAGGAATTGATTAGAGATAAAACGCATATCGTTTAAAACCTTGCCGCTTTCAAGCTCTCTATTCACACCAATATGCATGGTTGAACCGTCTTGCTGCTTAATCGGGATTAAACGTGTTTCTGTAATGATTTTAGGGATTACAACTTGGTTAAATTTACAGATTGTCTCCAAGAATTCCAATTGAGAAGAAAGCATATAAACTGAATTTTCGCTTAGTGAAGTATTTTCAGAAAAAGTTTCCATCGCTTTACCAGATACAACTACCCTGCCCCCTTGCTGCGTATTTATAAAAGAACCGCCTAGGTCTTCAATTTGAAGTTTACCAAGCCTCACAGATTCCAACATGGACATAGGTATATCTGGGGCTGGCACGACAATTGGATCGCGCCCTGAGCCTGCGCCGTCTCTGTTTTCACCAAGCAAAATAGCCCCATCACGTGTACTAATTTCGTTTGCTGTTTCAATTTGTTCATCTGTTGATAAATGAGCAGGAGTTAACAAAAACTTAGTGGCAGAAGACTTTTTGAGCATTGTGCCAAGTTGGGCTACACCTAGGTTTAAAAACTTTTGAGCGTCTTCAAAACGATATGTAAACGGATAGGTTATTTCTCCCGTCTTACTCCATCTTGTTTGCATGTTGTGATAGAGCAGCGGTAAATCTTCAAATGGTGTTTTTACACAGTCAATATATTTGTGCTTGTTGATAATCAGAGAATAATAAATACAATCTTTTGTACTGCGTTTTGTTTTTGCATCTGCATAATTTTCATAATACACTTTGTCATCATCAGATAAACAATCTAAACGCTTATAAGAGCCACCTTCTACCATTACATAATCAACTGCTTCTTTTTTTCTAAACCAGCACCGAATTATTTCATTATTTTCTTTTAAGTCAAATTTTCTGGGGTCAATGTCTGGGTAAGCGTCTACAAGCTCATCATAAGATGATTTTATTTTTATGCCGCAATAAAGCCCATCTTCTTTGTTTGGGTTTTTGGCCGCTCTATCCCAAAATGCAATAGTTGGGTCTTCGTAGAATGTGAGTGAAGGAATTTTGTCGAGAGTTTTATTATTCTCGTACGTTATGCCGTATTCGACAAAAGCATAGCCAAACTGAGCGCATTTAATCCAGGCCATCAAAGCTGCCTTAGACTGCGCATCAAAAAAGTGACGCATTAACATGCGGGCAGAGTTTAGCTCTGCTTCGTCCGTAAACTGCTCGCTTATTGGAGAGAGGTCTAAATTAAAGTCATATTTGAGGTAAGCACTAATTAGCTTATCAAGCAAGGATATCAGGTAATTAATGGTAAGGCATTCTTTGTCATCTATTTTGCGGTTAGAAGAAACTTGACTATCCCATTGCTTAAAATGAATTGCAAAATCAATTGCATCATGACCGCGAAGATTGTTTGATGCAAAATCGGACGCCCAAGAGTCTGCCATCTCTTCAATTTCTTTTACCTCTGGGTTAAAAGAAATTGAAGCTTTACTGTAAGCCTTTTTAGAGCGTCCTTGCTCTTTAGCTTTGTCCATTATTTAATAAGGTGTCTATCCATTCCACAAGAGTGATTTATTTTAGTTGGCGGTTGATTTCCAACTTCTCGACAAACTTTTTTAAAATCGTAATTGATTACGCCATGCCCTTGCGTCCTGATTATTGCGTGTATTTGCCTGTCGGTAAATTTACGATGCTCATCTGTTAAAATGACACGAGCAGGGGCGTAAGGGTCGCGCGGGTTTATGATTTTACGAATAAATCGCACGTCGATACCCATTTTACGTAAACGTCTTAAAAAATCTAAGTCGGTGATTTCTGTATTGCCGCCCCATCTTTTTATTTCAAAGTCTGAATCGGTTTTATTGGTTGAGCCATCTTTTATCATAGACGCTGTTCCGCTTTTAAGCGTTAAACTTAGCTTTTCGAGCGAGTCATCTTTATTGTAAGGTATCTGAAGAAGGTCTAAAGACTCCATGATTGAAGATTTAGCAACATCATGACTCTCATTCTTTAGTTCTGACTTATCATTAAAGCTTAGTTCGCTTGATTTTTCATCAACAGAATCATCAATACAATCTTCCGCCACATTGCTTTTTTTTGGTCGTCCCATTACTTAGCCTCATTTTGTGTTTGTTTTTCTTCCGCTTCGCATTCTTTAGCAGCGCATAAATTAGTAATGGGGGGCACTTGAACGCCCGCCTTTTTTAAAAAATGCGAATGAATAGCAGAGCCTACAACGTTTCGAATTGCGGGATAAAGAATTGTATCTATTGCAAAGATAACATCATGCATTAACTCTTCTTGTTTGATGGTAAATGATTTTACTTCTTTACTTTCTTTAACTTCGTTTTCTTCCATGTTATCTTCTCCTTGTTTATTTAAATTTTAGATTCTGCTGAGTAGCTTTCATTTTTAATTTTGTTTTAAACGGCTTTGAGGCCTAGATGCGCTTTTGACATTATTTTCGCTTTTTAATTTTTGAAATTTGTTTTTTTGCGTCTTTCATTTCTTTCATCTCTTCCCTGATTTCTTCTGATTTATAGCTTTTTTTCATAGGCTTTTTTTGCATTTTACTCTAACCTCCTGTTAGATATATTTAGGTTTTAAAGTTTTTGTAACCCTTGTTTGTGAACGCTCTCGCGACGCAAACTCTTGTCTTGGGTTGCTAAAGAATATATCAATCATATCAAATACGCAATCAGCTTGGTCATCATGGTCATGTTTCATACTTGCATCAAAGGCTACCATTTCATTTGTAAAATCAACAAAATAGTCTGCCAACGGGTTTAGATAAATGTATCCACCAGAGATAAAGGGTTTTGAGGCCCATGCCCTGGTGTATTTATCAATACCCCTTTGCACCGCGTGAATAGGGGTTTTTATGTCTTTGCGGCACACTTGTATGAGCGGCGTACCTGCTGATTTGTCCTCAACATAGATTTTGCTTAAGTCCGCGTGCTTTGTGGCCATTGCCACAAACATGGTTACCAGCATATCAAATTCAACTTTGTCTCTAAATTGCTCAATAAGATAAGCTTTATTTTGATAAAGACCCCACACCTGCATAACGCTGTAATCGTGTATTTGCTTTATTTTGTGAGCTGTATCGACCGTCATTATTTTAGCATCGTAGTATGGCGGCGGTGTTGTAAACAACTCAAAATCTGTTCGCCTGAACATTTTGCCAGCGCGTTTAACGTTCCAGTTTCCGTAGAGCAAAGCTTGAGTTTCTGCGTCGCCCGCCATTTTTAAACTAGCTATGTAGTCTGCGGTGTTGCGATACTTGTTATCTGCTAAAGACCCATAAATGAACGTGTAGCTATGACAGTCTGTGTCTGCATCAAACCCAAAGGCTTTAGCTAATATCTGCGGACTACCGCCAAAATAGAACTCATCGCCTTTGCTTGCAAAATATCTAATAACGCCACGTTTAAAGTGGTCGGGTGTGCCATCTTCTTTCAAATACCATTCAACAAATTTTTTGACCCACGAATCTGGGTCTGGGTTACAACTAGCTAAAATTTGACAAGGAAAATTAACGGGAAGGCCTGGGCCTGGACGGTTACGAGTAAATAAATACCTAAATTGTTTTTCTGTAAAATGAGTTAGTTCGTCAAACTTTAGAAGTGGGATTTGGTCGCCCTGATGACTGTATACATCATTTTCTGATTCGAGCCCTTCGTATGTTTCAATTGCGCCGCTCTTAAAAACCCACTTTGATTCTGCTACTTTAAACTCCGCGCCGAGTGGCTGGAATATGTTACGAGCTGTGTCAATCGTGCCGCCCGCTTGCTTGTGTTCTTTTAAATGACGTCTAAATGTTGCTGCTGCAAAACCTGGTGTACTGTAGCCTCGCAAAGTGGCCAAAGCCATCCCGTATGTTTTGCCAGCACCTGCCGCGCCGCCATAGATTGTAAATTTAGCGGGTGATGCTAAAAACATTGTTTGACCGCCAGGCTGCGGCATCAATAGTTTTTGAGCGGACGTTATGATGCGATTTTGATTGTCATCCATGACTTTAAATTGCTAGTCAATCACTGTCATTAGTAAATCTGTTTCAGATATGACCCTAACATAATTCTCAATCTTTGCTTTTTCTTCGGTCGCTATATCAATTCCCGCATTTTTTGAAATATACACTACATCACCTTCTTTTACGTGAAACGCTACATCACTACCGATTGCTAGCACTATGCACTTTAAGACCTTGCCTGGATTAACTAAATCACTTTTAACACTATCAGGGATCGCGATTGTTGTTTTTGTTGTATCACCATAATCCGCTTTAACGATTATCTTTTTACCGTATGTTTTGTAGCTTTTCATTTTTTTAATCATCTCCTTGTTGTGTTATAAGCTCGCCGTTTAAAACCCTATAGTCTTCCAATCTGTTGCTAGGCAGTACAACAACAGTATTATTGTTTGTTGTTTGATTAATGTCTGGTTGCGCTAAAAAGCCAAGCATGCGATTTACTTCTTTTGCCGCGCTTATTCTGTCTTTTGTTTCGTAGTCAATCTTATTTACAACAATATCCCACAAATGCACGAGTACATCATTTTGCGTTATCACAAGATTACTCATAACCCTTTCTTTAATTTTTTGTATTTTTGTTCTGACTTCTTTTTTTTTGAGCCAGCGACTTGCGTAAACACTTGCTTGCTTTTCTTCCACGCCAGCATCTATTGCCGCTAGTCGCGGCTTGCCGCCATTGCTTATGTACGCAGCAATAAACTTATCAATCTGTAAAGCTGATTGCATCAGTTTATTAGTCCTGCGCGTCTAACGATAGAGCGTATCCAGTCGGGATCAACGCCTGCTAACTCCATCTGCGGCATTGGGCCAAGCAAAAATTTTAGGGCACTATGTTTGTGGGTCGGGTGAGCTAAATCAACTAACGCAATGCGTAGGGCGGCCGCCCACATATTGCCCTCAGGAGATGACACAAACTGCGGCGTGATTTTTTTCATGACGACGCTAATTAACGTCGCTTTTGACTTTTTTTTAACTGTTTTTTTGCGCTCTTTGGGCCACATATTTTAATTAATATAGGCCAAAATTAATGATTAATCGCATTGTAAAACATCCATGTTGAACAACATCCTACGCGCAATATATAAGATCGCATTTGATAAGTCAATAATCCGTTTTTTTTAATTCGCGCATTAAATTTTTAAAAATCCAATGCGCGTTAAGAGGGACCGGCCGCTTTCCTAATTCAATTTCGGAAATTGAATTATTAGATAACAATCCAAAATATTTTGCTATTGCAAGTTGCGACAGCCCTAAAAGCTTTCTTTTGTTTTTAAATTCTAAATTTGTCATATTTTTTTAATCTTCTTCTAAAATTTTTTTAATCCAGTTATCGTGTGCAATGCATTTAGCGCATGATGCGCGGCGAAATCTGTTGCCGCTGTCATCTGTCGTTATATCTTTGTGCAACATCAATACTACATCACTACTTAACGCGGACTGGCAACAAAACTGATATGTAATATTTTGCGATGCGGTCGTCATTATAAGCACAATATACACTATATCGCTACACGCTACAAGTAATTGCTAAAATTAGTAGCGCATCAGTTTGATCACCTATCTAACTTATTGATTTATAAAAGAAATAAGATTGTTTTTGCTTATAAAACAAGGGGTTTGATCTTCTTTAGTTAAAAAATCGTATTATTAACTATTTATTAACTATCGCGCGTGGATGAATAGGTTTTTTAATTGGTATTGCAAAACACAACAACCCACTCTAATTTATGTCAACCCCCTTACAGTTGTTTAATATCACACAAAAAACAACAATAAGCGCTTTACATGTCGGACATTATCAAGTATCGCGCGGACTATATAAACAACCCTTAAACAATCATTACAAGTTCAAATATTAAACAAATACATTAATAATTGTAAAATAAAAATAATTACAAATATTACTTGTAACGTGTAATCATTACGTGTAATATGCAGACATCAGCAGCAATCAAGCCGCGATAAAAAAGGAGATAAAAAATGACAACTATTTACGATTTAATAGACGCGATACGATTGCAAGAGTCTGAGAAAGGAAAAACACTAGTTTTACAGGCAATAAGGCTTAAATACTACAAAGCGGGGGATGACTCTGCAAAACAAGAAGCAATTTTGGATTATTTAACAGAAGAAGAGCAAAATTTTATTTTTAAAATTTAACAAAAAACTAAAGGAGCTAAAAAATGACAATCACAATATCAAAAAAAGAGTTAACTAATAACATAATGCGCTACACAGTTAAGCTAGACAATCTTAAAAGCGGCACTATAACAACCATAGGGGATAATTATTTTCCTAAATTAGCTAGTTACGTAAAAAATGTACAATTTGTTGATAATGTGTACGGCGACAAAATGTGGCGTGATGGAGTTGTTCAAAAAATATTAAAAACAGAAGTATACCACCACGGATTTA